CAGGCCGAGAAGGTAGAGGCAGCGCGCCGCGCCGAGACCCGTGCGATCCGCGACGCCACCAACGCCTACCGGGACTATGAGCGGGCCGCGGAGCGGGCCGGTCAGGGGTTCCTGAACAGCCTGGGCCAGGGTGATCTACGGTCCGCCGGGCGGGACGCTGCCAGCGAGTTCGCCGAGGGCTTCGCCGGATCGTCCAAACTCCTAGCGCTCGGCGCCAGCGGCGGCCCCATCGGTCTGGCGCTCGCCGGGATCGCCGCGGTCGGTGTCGCTGCTGGCCGCGCTCTGGCCGGCGGCATCGCCGAGGGGATGCAGTCGCTGCAGATGCAGGACCTCATCTCCGCGCGCACCGGACTGGACCCCGTCAACGTTGGCCGCCTCGCTGACGCCGCCGGCGCCGCCTACGCCAACGGCTTCGGCGCATCCCTGGAGGACAACCTGCGCGCCATCCAGTTCAGCATCCAGGGCGGGGTGCTCGACCCGAACGCTGGCGATGTGGAGGTGCGCCGCTTCGTCGAACGCCTGCAGACGGTGTCGTCCGTCATCGAGGAGGACCCGGGTCAGATCGCCCGCGGCGTGCGGAATTTCCTCAAAACCGGGCTGGTGTCGTCCTACGACGCGGCGTTTGACCTCATCGTCGCCGCCACCCAGCGGGGCCTCAACATCTCCAACGACCTCCTAGACACCCTGGAGGAGTACGGCACGAAATTCCGCGACCTCGGGATCAGTGGTGTTGAGGCGCTGGGGCTGATCAACCAGATGTGGCAGGGCGGCGCCCGCAACGTCGATGTGGCCGCCGACGCGTTGAAGGAGTTCGCGATCAGCGTCGTGGACTCCAGCGACACCACCGCGACCGCACTCACCGCGCTGGGGTTCAACGCCGAGGACATGGCCGACAAGTTCGCGCAGGGCGGGCCGGCCGCCCGCGCGGCATTCGGCGCAGTCCTCGACGCCATCAACTCCATCGAGGACCCGATGGAGCGGGAACGCATCGGCCTCGACCTGTTCAAGACCAAGTGGGAGGACGTTGGCGACGCCATCCACAACCTCGACCTAAGCGCCGCGGCCCAAGAATTCGGCGACCTGTCCAACGCGACCGATAGCGCGTCGGATGCGTTGTCGCGCAACGTGTCCGGCTGGACGGAGCTGAAACGCAACATCGACGAGACGTTCCGCAGCATCAAGGAGTGGCTCGCTGACAGCACGATCGGACGGTTCTTCTCCCAAGGGCTTCCCAGCATCCTCAACGCGCCGTTCGACCGGCTACAGACAGGCACATCGGGATTCGTCCATGCGGACGCTGCTCCGCCCGCGCCCGTGTCGCCGACCGATGTCATCACCGGCGCAACACCCGGGTTGCCGCCGGGGGCTAGCGCGCCGCGCACACCCCAGGACCTTCTGCTGCCGGGTGTTGCCGGACCCGCCCCGCAGCCGGGGCAGATCCCCGGCGCGCCCGCGCCGCCGCCGGACCGCGGCCCAGGCATGCCGTATGACGACGCCAAGAGGGCGATCGAGGACGCCAAGAAAGGCGACGGCGGCGGCGGCGGGTCAGGTGGCAAGGGCAAACCGTCGTTCGACCCGTCACTGTGGTCGGTCGACGCGATCCCCGTGCCCGGGTCGCTGCCCGTCGATCCCGCGACCGGCATGCCGATCGGTGCGGCACCACCCCCGCAGGGAAACGGACCAGGCTACTACCAGGTCGACCCGCAGCGGGTGTTCGACGCCGAGACGTCGGTGCTGTCAGCGCGGAAGTCAGTGGAGCAGGCGCGTCTACGCGTGCTGGAGTTGGAGGCGTCGGGGACGGCCACCCAGCAGGAACTGATCATCGCCCGCGACCAGGTGACGATGGCTGAGCGGCAATACATCTCGGCGCAGATGAAACTCGCCGAGGCTCAGCGCGGCACCTGGAAGCAGATGGAGTCGACGGCCAAACAGTTCGCGCAGGGGATGGATCAGATCGGCGCGGCGCTCGACAACGACCTGGGCATCTCCGAAGGACTGCCGGGGCTGGCTGAGAACCTCGTGAAGTTCCTGGCGTCCCTGGCGGCTGCGCCGCTGCTGGGGCCACTGTCGGCGATCGCCGCGGCCAACCCGATCCAGGGCGGTCACGGGCTGATGGGCATCCTCGGCGCGCAGGGCGTGTTCGGGCCGCCGCAGGTGTCCACGAGTGGAGCGTCGGCGATGGGGCCGGCCGCGCTGCAACCACCGGCCGCGTACATGCCGATGCCCACCACGCTGGGCGCCCCCGGCAGCTACGGGCTGCCCGCCGGCACGCAGATCGCCTACGGGCAGTCCGCGCAGTTCCCGGCCTGGGTGCGGGCGATCGAGCAGGCGTTCGGCATCCAGGCGTCGACGTATCCGGGGCACCAGGAATCGCACCGCAACGAACCCGGCTACGCGCCCAACCCGAATCGGGAAAACCGCGGCATCGACTGGTCCGGGCCGGTGGAGAACATGCAGCGATTCGCCGACTACCTGGCGACGATCCCGGGCGCGCTGGAGCAGGTGATCTGGCAGAACCCGAAAACCGGGCGCAGTGTTGAGATCGCTGGCGGTCGACCACAACCCGGCTATTTCGCCGGCGACCTGGCGGCGCACACCGACCACGTCCACACCCGCCAGTCGATGCCGATCCCGCTGCCCGGGCTGCCGCAACTGCCCGCCGCGGCGCCGTCATCGTGGTCGCCCACCTACAGTGCGCCGGCGTCCGGCGGCCTCATCGGCGCAGCGACACCGCCCGCCCCAGCGTTGCCGACCTACGCCCCGGGGGCGGGCGGGATGCTGCCCGGTGGCGGGATGCCGCAGGCATTCATGCCGTCATCGGGTCCGCAGTTGACCACACCCATCGGCGGGGTGGAGTATCCCGCGCCGGGCGGCGGCGGGTTCGGCGGCATCGGCGGCATGCCCCTGGACGCGCTCATGGCGTCCGCATCCAGCCTCGACGCACTCGCCCCCGGCGCGTCCCAGGCGATCCAGATGGGCATCCAGCTGGCTAACCGCGGCATCGCCTACGCGGGGCAGATGGCCGGCATCGGCGTATCCGGGTTGATCGAAACGTTCCTGCCCGCTGGGTCGCCGCTGGCGTCCATCGGCAACTCGTGGCTGGGCCGAATCGCCGCCGGATTCGCCGGCGCGCGCCCAGCGCTGCCCAACCTCGCCGGGCTGACCGCGACGCAGCCGCCGCCACCTAACCCGAACGCCGCCAACCAGCAGCAGCAGCAAGGGAGCAGCGTGGGCACCAACATCGAGAAGCTCGAGTATCACAACCATCAGGCCAGTGAGGACCGGGCGGGCGCTGACCTGACCCGGCACCTGAGCGCACAGCACACCCCGGCGGGCATCCGATGACGAACTACCCGACTGGGGAAATCACACCGGTAGGCGCCTACTACCACCTCAAAGGGCGGTGGCCGACCGTCACCCTGTGGGCATACGACGGATCCACCTCATTCACCCTGATGGGTGGGAAAGCATTGCCCGACAAATTCAATGCGCCCGAGTGTGTGCTGCTCAAGCGCGGCGGCCTCAAGGGGCTGATCGCGCCCTGGGACACCATCGACCAGAAGGGCGCGTCCGAGGACGGTGTCACATTCGTCGACGCCCTGCTGCAGCCGGCCGAGGTAGAGCTGAAGGTTATTGTGCGGGGCCGCGATCCGCAGCACTGCCGCGACCTGTGCCGCAAACTCATCGCATCGATCGACGCGAAACGCACCAGCGAGTTGTCGTTCATCGACATAAACACCGGCCGCTGGTGGGCCGACGTGCGCTGGTTCAAAACCCCCCCGGACGTGCACACGATCGGGGAGTCCTGCACGCAGGAGTTGACGCTGGTGCTGCGCGCTGACACCGGGTGCTGGCGCACCTACGACAGTGTCGACTCATTCGCGTTCGCCTACGAGTCCGTCACCGACACATTCAACCGCGACACCGAGGACGACGAGGACCTCGGACCCGACTGGCCGCTGTACTACACCGAGCCCGGTGGAGGATTCATCTACGCCGACGGGTCGCAAGCGCGCTGGCGTGACGACCCCGACGACTGGCTGATCACCGACACCCGCAACGTTGTGTGCGGCCCGCTCAAAGGCTTCGAAACCGCCACCGACAACCAGGTCGTGTCGATGGTCCTCGGGTCGTTCCAGGAGTTCTCCCTGCCGCAGGGCGCCGCAAACGATCTGTGGGCGCGCATGGGCCGCGACGGCAACGGCGACTGGGACGGCAACGGTGTGCGGATGCGCATCGAGAACAACATCGTGAAGTTGTCGTATTTCAGCGGCTTCGTTGAGACGGTGATGGCGTGGCGGCCCATCCTCATCCCCCCCGTGTGGGGTGAGAAATGGTCGCTGATCGCCGGGTACGCGGGCGACGAGCGCACTTTCAAGGTGCTGCGGTTCGCCGGCGACAACGGCGCCGGCGTGCCGGTGCTGGTGCACAAAGAAGCGGGGTCGGGGTCGCCCCTGGGCGCCGCCTACCGCGGCATCGGGTTCGGGATGCAGGCCGGGGCGGCGATCATCACCCAGGCCACCCCCGCATCCGTGCGCAAAATCTCCGCGGGCGACAACGCGGCGATGACGCAATCGGGGTGGATCACCATGCGCAACATCGGCGACCAGCCGATGCCGCTGCGCTACACCCTGTACGGTCCCGGATTGTTCCGCATCGCCGTGTCGCCCGGGTCGACGGAGATGGTGGAGTTCGGGCCGCTGCTGCCCAACCAGGTCGTCCACATCGACACGTCGCGGCAACGGCCCCGCATCCGCGACCTGACCAGTGTGCCACCGGCTGAGCAGGAGCTGAGCTTCTTCCAGCGGGCGATCAAGGACCTGCTGTCGTGGGCGGCGGGGAACAACACGAATCTGCTGCTGCAGCAGATCGGTTCAGTGTTTGGCATCGTCCCGCCACAGGGCAACCTGTACACCCTACTCAAGGGACGCTGGAACAGGGATTCGGCGATCCCGCCTAAGTCGCCCGGAACCCCAGACTCGCAAGTCCCGCTGCACCACATCAAGGTTGAGATCGTCGACGGCAACGCCGACAGCCGTATCATCGCCGCCGGCACACCGCTGCGGAGGTATCCGCTGTGACGAGCGACCTGTCGGCGCTCAACCAGAAACTCCTGCACGGCACCGTTGAGCAGGCCGCGGCGGCTGCGTGGGAGCTGTCGAACCTGCACGATGCGCGGGAGACCGACTGGACATTCACACTGTGCGACGAACTGTGGGAGGACATCGCTGACTACGGCACCGACCTCATCCAGGCGTCGGGCACCAATCCGCGCAACGACAGAGGCGCGGCCACCCTGGAGACCAAGGGGTCGTCGGAGCTGGTCGGGCACATGAAACTGTGCCGCAAAACACTGCGCGGTGTGATCGTGGAGACCGCGGGTGTGCGGATGTGCTACTACATCGACACCCACGACTGGGTGTATGAGCGGGCGGCGTGGAAGTCGACCGCCAACTGCATCGGTATATGGGACATCCTGAACTACCTGATCATCTGGCCGTCGTGGTGGTTGCCGATCCAGGTGCAGCCGTTCAGCCACGCGGTGTTCGTCGGCCCGATCGTCACGGTGATCGAGAACATGATCAGCGAGTGCGCGCTGCGCATCCAGGCCGGCATATGGGAGTTCATCAACAACGCCCTATCGCTCAACCCCGATGTGCGGGCGTGGTTCGGCACCATCCTGCAGGCGATCACCCGCGACGGGCTGAATCCCCAGGCGATCCTGGAGATGCTGAAGACTCCGGTCTATGTGGTGCGCACCAACCCGATGCTGGACGGGTCGCCGCTGGTGGCGCGCACAGTGCGGATGGAGTCGTGCGGGGCGGTCATCCGCGACCTGACAAAAGCGTACGGGGTGGATGTCGACGTGTCCTTGTGGCGGCCGGGCGACCCGCAACCAGACCGGTGGGCAAACCTGCAGAAACCCACGTACGTGGTGAAAGTGACTGACAGGTCGCAGGTTTCAGGACCAACCCACACCATCATCGACTCGGTGTTCCGCACTACCGTCGACCTGGGCGGCTCCCTCGGCGACATCTTCTACCCACTGATCCGCGAGGTGCAGTCGATGCCCGGGGTGTACCACGCGCCGGCGCTGGGCGTGGACTTCACCGAGCCGTACGCGGTGATCGTCGCACCCGAGATCGGAGGCGACTCGCCACTGATCTCATGCCGCATCACCGACCATACACCGAAGGCGTGGCAAATCCTGATCGGCGGCCGCAGCCCGAAGTGGCTGAACGATTTGATCAACGCGACACTGTCCTGGCTGATCGACTCGCTGATGATCGTCATCGGATTCACCGGTGTCCCCAGCAACCTCCTAGACGGGTTTCTCAACGACGCGTTCTTCGCGTTCCAGCTGCTGCAGCACTACGAGCGGCGGGCGCAGATGGGTCCGATGCACCCCAACATCGAGATCATGGTGCCGACCAACTCGGCGCCGTACAACGTCGAAGCAATATTCACCTTCCTGACAGTGCTGTTCGACACACGCGGCTACACGTCGGCGCAGGCGGTGATGAAGAACGCCCCGTACGGCCCCTACGCCCTGGGCCGTGACATCTTCAAAGGCGGGTTGATGTCGATCATCTACCCGGTGCCCGACGAGGTCACCGGCGACACCCGCTGGGAGATGTTCACCGACTACGTCACGAACACACCGTGGCGGTACTCGGCGACTGATCGTGAGCTGATGGTGCATATCGGAGACAACCTTGCCGATGAGGCCCCGATAGCCAAACACACCCGGTTCATCCAAGGGCTATTTGAGGCGTTCAACGTCCTGACCCTCGCGCCCAGATCGTAAGGAGACCACCAGTGGCAGACGAGCCTTACCCCACGAAAACTATTGACGGCGAAGACTATTGGGTGATCGAGTGCCTGGTGCCCAAGGAGTCCGACCCTGAGCGCGGCGCCTATATCTTCTTCGCCAAACCCCTGGGGGGTGTGTCCGGCATCGCCGGCCTCATCAAGGGTGACCCTGGAGATCCCGCCAAATTCATCGAGGGGCCAGTCGATTTCACCGAACTGGCGCACGAGGACCCCACTACCGCCGAGTGGGAGATCGTCGAGGTCAGCCCGGGGCAGTACACCCTAAGAGGGTCGCTGCATGCCGGTCCGCCCGGCAAGGACGGCGACACCGTCCTCAACCCCACCGACTACTCGCAGACTCCGTCCGCAGGTCAGATATTGGCTGTCAACAGCACGGGCGACGCGTTCGAACTTGTCGAGCCGCGGGCTGGCGCACTGCACTGGCCCGCATCGGTCACCGAGGCGACCGCCGGCACCACCTCCAGTCACCAGCTGGCAGTCATCACTGTGTCGGCGGGCACCTACAGGACGGCGTGGCGGCCCCAGCCGCTCGCCGCCGTGACAGTCACCGGATCGTCCAGCGACATCGCGGTGGATATCGTGGCCCGCCTGGGAGCGACCAACGGCCCGGTGATCGGTCGCGGTAAGAGCATCCCGGGGGTGCAGACGCAGCGGGTGATCCTGCACCCAGCCCCAGACGCGGGCACCAACCCCGCCGACACCAGNTATTACGTCGCGGCCGGGGCGGCGG